GGACATAGAATTTAAAATGCCCTCATAAGATTTATTTCTTAATCTATTTCCAGTATCGGTATGAAAGACCTCAAAGCAGGCGTTATCTAACACTTCTCAATCCATACCTGATAGCCAGATTCAATTATGTTATATTCACCCTGACAGACACTGAGGACGGCGTCAATGCCCCTCTTCGGCTCTAGGTACTCCTTACCGCCGTAGTTCCATAGATAGTCATCAAATGCCATCACCCCACCTGATTCCAGGTGCCTGAAGCCATTTAAACCATCTATAGCGGTCTGTAGAGCGGTGTGGTCACCATCTATGTATATGAAGTTATATCTCTTGGTGTTTGTTAAGAAGAACTGATCACTGGTCATCTTGTACTTCTTTATGCTCTTGTTATCTTTAAATCTTGAGTCGTAGTATGCCTCTACTGAAACAAAATCTAAATCTTTATGGGCGACTTCTTCGCTACCTTCCCAGGTATCTACATCGTGTAAGTATTCAATCTCTCGATTATTAACTAACCATTCTGTGGCGTCCCCTGTATAAGTTCCGATCTGCAATGCACGAAGTGGAACACTTGGTACATGTCTGAAGTACTTCTCTACATCCTTAAACCAATTTGGAAACATTATGTAAACAACTTTAAGTTATTAAGACATCCATTTACATACTCTTCAGACATCTTGTGATCATCTAGTAGGTGCTGGAATAAGATCTTGCTTTCATCTTTGCGCCCAATCCACCAACCAGCAACAGCCTTTTCAAACATCAAGCAATATGACCCGTTGTATTCAACGTATCCTGGAAGTGGCTGATTGTAGGTAGTGGTAGCAAATAGCAGACCTAACTCGGCATATGTGTAACACTCTTGATACTCTTTGTTTCGTTCTTTAATTCTAGACAGTAGGAAGTATGCCTCTGGTCTATTTGGCAGGTATGCAATTGCTTGCATTATGTTGTTGTATACAGTGCGGTTTCTATCTCCTTGAGCACCCCAACACAATGCCATCTTTAGTAGTGATGTATAAGTAATCAATGGGTGAGTCTTATATCCATACTCAGCCGCTCTTAAGTAGAACCCAGCAGCAGATGCGTACTGCATCTGATCTTCATAAGCAGTAGCCAGATTAAAGTTAATCTCAGCATCAAACGGATTTTCAGCCAGTTGTAAGGCTAACTCTTTAATGCCCATATGACATAGCCTCCGTAATCATTTCATTTACAACCTTCTTAGGAACTTCAAGAACAAATGCACAATTGTCCTGAACACCAAAGGTTAATAATAATTTTCCTTTAAGAACTGCTGCACCAACACAGAATTCGATAGGGGTATCTAAAAATGCAAAGGCAGATGTAACACCTACAAAGTTAAATTCTTTATCCCAAACAACCATTCGATGACGATAGATAGAATCTTTTTGATTTAAATAATTCTTCCATAATCTAACTTCATGAGTGAAGGTAAGGTAATAATTTCCCCAAGCAACTATGTTTGTACCACCACGTTGATCAGGAGAAATCGGCGGAGTTTCTTTTACTAGTACCTGTTTACATTCAGACTTATCAGGATCAGCCCAAACAACCTCAGTAGGCATAGCCCATTTAACAAAGTGATAAGGCATATCAAGAATCGGCATCCAATTCTTTTCACAGTAAGAGTTAACATCTACAGGAGGCGGAATACGTACTCGCTGGACCTCTGTGGCTGTCCAATTCTTTTTATCTAACTCGATCTTGGAGTACTCCATACGACCTTGGCCATTGGTCGTGGTATCACGACGGACACCAATCAAATAGTAATTGCCATCCCACTGAGTGATGCGGACATCCTCTTCGCCAACAAACTCCCAGAGAGATGGAACATCTAATTTTGAGTAATCAACCTTAGTAAAATTAATTAAGTTGTAATCCTTGTCAAGACGGCCTAGGTAGTTGGTCGTAACTAGCCGTTGGTCTTTTTCAGGATGTAGATAGGAGAGCGGTCCCCATGGGCTAAAGAATCGTTGATCTTTTTCTGAGTGATACAGCGTGTAATTTACGTGACGAATATTTACTAAGATGTCTCCGTCATCATCAATAAATATTGATGGATTCATTAGACCCATACCAGAGGAGGTTGAGTAAGGTAGAATTAAGAGCGCTAATTTGCCCCCTTGAGAAACCGATTTTTGCACCAAATTCATAGGGACACTTTAGCCCACATACTATTCTTGTACCAACTAACCTATGCTTATCCCCTTCGAAGGAGTTCCATGGCAACGACATACAAAATTCTAGGCCAGGTAGCAACTGCTACAGTTGGCGCTACAACCGAAAGCACTCTTTACACAGTGCCTTCTTCAACATCTGCGGTTGTATCTTCCCTGGTAATTACTAATCAAGCAGCAACTGCTGCTACCTATCGCATTGCAGTTCAGCCATCTGCTGATGCAGGTTCTTCCGCTACTGCAAAACACTGGATTGTTTATGGAGCAACTGTTGCTGCATCAGACACTACAGTATTAACAGTAGGATTAACTCTTGCAACAGGTGATAGAATTCGCATTTACGGCTCTTCAGCCACAATGTCATTCTCAGCATACGGAAGCGAAATTTCTTAAAAACTAGTTAGGATAAAGATAGTGACTATCACTAACAAGGTTTCATCAAAGAGCGTCATGGCGGGTAATACCCCCATTGCTGACGTTGTTGATGCGCCGACTATTGGCACTGCAACTGCAGGAGTTGAATCAGCAACTGTAACTTATACAGCAGCCGCTACTGGTGGTACTGCTACAACATTTACTGCCACATCTAATCCTGGATCTCTTACTGGAACAGGTGCATCACCTATAACAGTTTCGGGCTTAACTGCTAGCACGGCTTATACATTTACAGTAAGAGGAAGCAACTCAACAGGAACAAGTCCAGCAAGTGCTGCAAGTAATTCTGTTACTCCTACTGCTGCTCCCTCTTTTGAGTCAATAGCAAGCGTTACAGTTAGTAGTGGTGGTGCATCAAGTATTAGTTTTACTTCAATTCCATTAACCTATACTAATTTACAAATTAGAGGTATTGGAAGAACATCAGATGCAAGTACTGGTGGAAATCTTGCAACATATATAAGATTTAATTCTGATAGCGGTAATAATTATGCATTTCATCAACTTTCAGGAAGTGGAGGAGGCACTGTTGGCGCAGGCGGTGGTCAATCTCAAAATTTAATTTATACAATTCACGCTGGTCCCAGAGGAAATGATTTAGCAAATACTTTTAGCGCACAAATAATAGATATACTTGATTATAAAAATACTTCTAAATATAAAACTGTTAGAGTACTTGGCGGACACGATATGAATAATACAACTGCACAAAGAATGGCATTAAACAGTGGATTATGGATGTCAACTAGTGCAATAACAAGAATAGACATTTATTTAGAAAGTACAATGGCTCAATATACACAGTTTGCTTTGTACGGAATTAAGGGGTCATAAATTATGGCACTTACATATGAAAAAATAGCGAGTACTACTTTAAGCAGTACTCAATCAACAGTTACCTTTAGTTCAATTAGTAATTCTTATACCGACTTAGTTTTAGTAATGAACCCTATATCTAATACTACAAGCGGTAGTTATCCATATTTAAGATTTAATGGCGATTCAGGAACTAATTATTCAAGAACAATGATGCAAGGCACTGGTTCAGCCGCACAATCAGATAAAAGTAGTAATAGTTCCGAAGGTTATTTTATTTATGGAAATCAAGTAACCACAGATGCGGCTTTTAATGCAATTGTAAATATACAAAACTATTCAAATACAACCACAAATAAAACATTTTTATCTAGAACAAATGTTGCCTCAGACAGAACAGAGGCATTAGTCGGGTTATGGCGTAGTACTAGTGCAATAACTAGTATAACTATTTACTGCGGTTCTAATTCTTTTGTATCAGGTTCAACCTTTACTCTCTACGGAATACTAAAGGCATAAAATGGCAACTACATATACTTTACTTTCAAACGTAACAGTGGGGTCAGGTGGTGCGGCTAATATAACCTTTAGTTCTATACCTCAAACTTATACAGATTTATTAATTAAGTTATCAATTAGACAAGATAAACCTGATGGATATAGTGACATTTATATGAAAATAAACAGTTCATCATCAAATTTTACAATAAGAGTACTTAATGCTGTTGGATCATCATCAAGTAGTTATAGTAGTTCAGTAGGCATAGTAGGTAATGCTTTAGGCACTACAAGTAGTGGTGGCACTAGTTCATTTAGCAATACTGAAATTTATATTCCAAATTATACTAGTTCAAATTATAAGTCATATTCTTCTGACTCTGTTGTAGAAAGAAATATTACTGCTTGGAATCCTATAGATATGATAGCAGGTTTATGGTCTAATACTTCTGCCATTACATCTTTACTATTTGAAAGTCCTGGTTATAATATTGAACAGTATTCAATTGCTTGCTTATATGGAATATCTAACGCATAAGGAAAGGAGAAAAAATGACAACGCCAACTAAAATAGTCGTAGACTGCTCAACAGGTCAAGAGACTATTCTTCCTTTAACCGCTGAAGAAATCGCTCAACGTGAAGCAGATGCAGCAGCATTTGCAGAACAAAGAGCGGCTGAAGAAGCAGCAGCAGAAGCAAAGGCAGCACTAAAGGCCTCTGCTAAAGCGAAGTTGATCGCTGGTACTCCATTGACTGAAGAAGAAGCAGACGCTCTAGTTCTCTAGCAGTAGTTAGGGGCCGTTAAATAAAGCGGCCCTGTACAATTCTTTTTTAGTCATAAGGAGTAGCAGTGGCAAATATTAAGAGAGCCAACGCATCAGGCATTACAAAGTCTGGTACGGCGATATCGGACGTCCCTGACGCTCCGACGATTGGTGCTGTCTCCGATCTAAGTACAGGCGATACCGCATCAGTTGCTTACACCGCTGCCACTACAGGTGGTGCGGCAACTACCTTTACCGCAACATCTTCTCCTGGCGGATTTACTGGCACAGGATCTTCACCAATTACAGTTAGCGGATTATCTGTAGGAACCGCATATACTTTCACAGTAACAGCATCTAATAGCACAGGCTCAGCCACATCAGGTGCGTCGAGTTCATTGACCTTGGCTGCTGTTGGTAAATATGAATCTATTGCCTCTACAACTGTTGGTGCTGGTGGAAGTTCTAGTATTTCATTTACATCTATACCTGCTACATATACTCATTTACAAGTTAGAGCATTATGTCAAACAAATCGTGCAGGTTATGTTATAGATGCTTTTACAGTAAAATTTAATTCAGATACAGGAAGTAACTATAGTTGGCATACTTTATATGGTGGTTTTGATTCTTCTCCATCTGTAACTGTTGATGTTGGAACAAGTGCAACTGCTACTAGATTTTATTGGGGAAATTCTAGCGTAAGTGCTAATGTATTTACTGCTGTTGTAATGGATATATTAGATTATACAAATACAAATAAATATAAAACTATTAGAACTTTAGCAGGGTTTGATGTTAATGGAACTGCTGGCACTGGTAGTTATGGTGGTACAGTATGTTTAAGTTCAGGCAATTGGAGAAACACTAATGCAATTACTAGTATTGAAATTGCAAGTACTGTAAGTGCAAATTTTACTCAATATACCCAATTCGCCCTATACGGAATTAAGGGGTCATAATGGCTATTACATATGAACCTTTAGTAACAACTACTTTAAGTAGTGCTACTGCAACAGTTACATTTGGTTCTATTAGTAGTGCCTATACTGATTTAGTTTTAATTGCTAATTGGGGAACATCAGTTAATGGTGATGGAACTTTAATGAGATTTAATTCTGATACTGGTTCAAATTATTCAGATACAGAATTATATGGCACAGGTTCAAGTGCGGGTTCACAAAGGCGTTCAAATGGTGCATATATTGATATAACTAGGGCTATTGGTGGTGATGGTTCTACTATTTACACAAACTCAATAATAAGTGTAAATAATTATTCCAATACAACTACTTACAAAACTGCTTTAATAAGGGCTAATTTAGCAACAGGAACTTATGCTGGAGTCGCTGCTTTGGCTGGTTTATGGCGCAGTACTTCCGCAATTACTTCTGTAACAATTTTAGCGGCAAGTGGCAATTTACTTTCAGGCTCAACCTTCACCCTCTACGGAATATTAAAGGCATAAAATGGCTGGTACATATAAACTAATAGGTTCTGTAACAGTGGGGGCTGGTGGGGCGGCTACTATATCTTTCACTTCTATACCTGCTACTTATACAGATTTATTAGTAAAAGTTAGTGGTAGAACTACTGGTACAAATACTACTGTTTATTATGATTACAACAGCACTACATCAAATCAAAGTTCTATTAGATTATATGATTCAAACGGAACGGCTGGTTCTGATACACAAACTAGACAAACAATACAAATGCCCGATTCTACCTATACTGCTACTACATTTGGAAATATAGAAATTTACATACCTAATTATGCTGGAAGTAATAATAAAAGTTCTTCTGTTGATAGCGTAAATGAAAACAATAGCGCAACCAACATTAACACTTTAACTGCTGCTCTTTGGTCTAATTCTGCCGCTATAACTTCAATAAAAATTGTGGCTTTTTCTGGCAATATGGCGCAATACAGCACCGCTTATCTATATGGAATAGAAATTCCCGCAAATCAAATTACACCAAAAGCAACTGGTGGAGATATAACTTATGATTCTAATTACATCTATCACACCTTCCGTCAATCAGGAACATTTACACCAACTCAATCACTTACTGCTGATTACTTAGTTGTAGCAGGCGGAGGTGGAGGAGCATCAGGTGGTGGTGGAGAAGGTGGTCTTCGTTGTACTGTTGGTGCTACTGGCGGAGGCGGTTCACTAGAAAGTGCTTTATCTTTAACTGCACAGGCTTATACAGTTACCGTTGGTGCTGGTGGTGCTGGCGGTGTATCACATACGACTCGTGGTACTAATGGTTCTAACTCTGTTTTTTCTACTATAACATCAACAGGTGGCGGTGGCGGTGCGCCAACATCTGGTGCTGGTAGCGGTACTGCTGGTTCTAATGGTGGCTCTGGTGGCGGTGCAGCAGCAGATGGAGCAAATGCTTCAAATGGTGGTACAGGTACTGCTAACCAAGGTTATGCAGGTGGAAATAATGGAAGTACTAGGACTTCACCATACTATGTTGGTGGCGGTGGAGGTGCTGGTGCAGTTGGGTCAACTGGTGCTGGCGGTGCTAATGGCGGTATTGGTGTAGCAACAACAATCTCAGGCACATCTACTTATTATGCAGGCGGCGGTGCTGGTGGTGCTTTTGATGCTGGTTCAGGTGGAACTGGCGGAACTGGCGGTGGCGGTAATTCTGGTGCATATTCAAGCGCTGGAACAACAGGTACGACTAATACAGGTGGCGGCGGTGGCGGCGCATCTATTTCTACATCTGGTGGTTCTGGTGGGTCAGGTATTGTGATAGTGAGGTATGCACGTTAATGGCACATTTTGCAGAGGTTAACAATCGTAATGAAGTTGTACGTGTACTTGTCGTTCCTGATTCTCAAGAACATAGAGGCCAAGAATTTTTGGCGAATGATTTAAATTTAGGTGGACGTTGGATCCAAACAAGTTACAATGGAAACATACGTAAGAATTATGCTGGCATTGGATATTACTACGATGAGAATCGTGATGCATTTATTGCGCCACGTCCAACACCAGAGCACGAATTAAACGAAGAGACATGCAGATGGGAGTTACCTGAATGAGTATTCGTCGTGCACAAGATGAACGCATTGAAGGAACACCAGATGGCTTAAATGCCGTTACTGAAATTACAGATG